TTTTAGAGTTTATTTTTGATAAATCTGCTATTGCTTGTTCTCTTCTTTTTCTTTTTTTGAACGTTTTTTGAATATGTGTAATGACTTTTGTTCTTGGACTTAAAGAAATGCGTCTTGGACTTAAAGAAATGTGTATTGGACTTAAAGATGGTGCTGTTGGATCTAAAGCTGCTAATTCTTCTTGGGGTGCCTGTGCTATTATATTTCTTCCAATATTTCTTAATTTTGCTGTTTTATTTTTTATAAAGTCCATATATATTTTATAATATATTTTATAATATTATAAAATATATTATAAAATATATAGCATGAATTCTACCAAGTCAAATTTAGCAGCTAAAAATAAAAAACCTATTTTTAAAAATAATAATTTGACGCAATTATTTAAGTTAATAAGCGAAAAAAGAGGATTTTTTGCTTTAATTTTAGCAACTTTAGTATCTCAACTTTATATTACTTATTATGTAAGTGAAAATGTTAAAATAGAAGATGAAGATGAAAAAAATAAAGATACTAAAAAATTCAACAGCAAACTTATTGGAGCATATGTAGCAGCATTTGTTATAATTCTAATTTTGGCATTTATTACTATGCCTCCTTGGTTAAAATTTATATTATTTTCTCTCTTTTCAACTGCTTTTGGTGTAATATTAGGATATAGAAAATCAGGAGTAGATCCTGCTATTATTAAAAGTGCTTTAGTTGGAACAGGCAGTATTTTTGTTGCTATGTTTGCGTTTGGTGTAGCATTAATAGCAAGCGGTATTAAATTAGGTTTAAGATTTGGTCTTGGTTTATTTTTCGCTCTTTTATTTTTATTAATTGTTTCTATAGTCCAAATTTTTATTGCTGAATCTTCATTTTTAAAAAAAATAATAGTTATTGGTTCATTAATGGTATTTTCATTATATATTATGTATGATACTAATAGTATATTACAACGCAATTATAATGGAGACTTTATAACAGCATCATTAGATTACTATTTAGATATAATAAATATTTTTCGCGGATTATTAACAGGACTTGAGTTTGATGATTAAGATATAAAAACTAAGGTATAGGAATAAATTTCCACCCTAAATCCTCACATATTTTCTTCCATATTTGGTCTTGTTCTATGCGTTTTTCACGATCTTTTAACATAGGAAAATACGGTAAAAAACTGCGTTCATTTAACAATTCACATAATTTATATAATGTATAATAATAATTTAAAAAATTAACTCTATCTTTAGGACAATATTTGGAATAAGGTTTTTGTAATTCCATAAATAAATTACATAATGTTTCTTCAAGTTCTGCACTCATTATTGGAGGTCTTATTCCTAACTTATCTTTTATAAAAGGAATATGTTCATAATATTTATTGTAACCTAAGTTTTTCAATATTTCTTTAGTTTTTTTATTTGTTAAGTCGTTAAGACTTATGCGTTCTTTTTTTATTTGATTTTTAATATTTTCAAATACTTCATCTGGTATATTTGTGCTTTCTTTTGCTTGAAATTGTGCTAATATTTCTTTTAAATGATTTATTCTTTTATAAGCATAAAAGCATACTTCTTTTGGTGGTTCTTTATAAGATGGTTTATCTATTTCAATTAAATATTTAATACTATTTGAACAATTGCTGCATATTGACATTCCTTCACTTTCAACATAAACCATCTCTCCTCTTTTACATACACTACAAATATCCGATGGATAAATAAATTTATCATAATTTAAGTATTTAGAATCAATATTGTTAAAATATTTATCTATAAAATTGTTGTTATTTATTTTAGTAAAATTCTCATCTTTTATTTTAGTATTATTTGCTTCAATACTTATAGTATTGTTTAATTCATCCGAAACATTTAATGAAAAAAATTGTTTTACTATATTGTTTTTATCTGAATTCTCAAATGTATCACAGGTAGATATATTCTTTTTATTTTCAAAATAATCAAATATATATTTAGAATTATTCAAATAATAATTTTTTTCTTTATTTTTGAGAGATTTTATTATATTTTTACACTTATTAATATTATCTAATAATTCCATTTTTTTTTTGGATTTATTTAGCATTAGTTCTAGTTTTTCAATTTGTTTTAAATATTTAGGAATAACTACTTCTTCATTATGTTTGAAAGATTTTATTATTTCATTATGTTTGTTATCTAATGTTGTTTTAATAGTATTAAATTTTTTCATTTAGTGGAGATTATATTTTTAATGTAGTAAAAATTTATATAATAATATATTTAACTATTTAATTATTTAATTATTTAATTAATTTTAATTATTTTAATTATTTTATTTAATTTAATTAATTTAATTAATTTAATTAAATTAAATTATAAAAAATTATTTTCTTTAGGAATATTATAAAAAAATGGCTGGTGGATTAATGCAATTAGTCGCCTATGGCGCTCAAGATGTATATTTAACAGGTAATCCTCAAATTACCTTCTGGAAAGTAACTTATCGTCGTCATACCAACTTTGCGATGGAATCAATTGAGCAAACTTTCAATGGTCAAGCTGATTTCGGTCGCAGAGTTACATGCACTATTTCACGCAATGGTGATTTAGCTTACCGCACTTACTTACAGATTACTCTTCCTGAAATCAATCAAGGGCTAGCTGCTGAGGGTAATAATGTATATGCTAGATGGTTAGATTTCCCAGGTGAGCAGTTAATTTCACAAGTTGAAGTTGAAATTGGTGGTCAGCGAATTGATCGTCAATATGGAGACTGGATGCATATTTGGTGCCAATTAACTCTATCAAAAGAGCAAGAACGTGGTTACTATAAAATGATTGGTAATACTACCCAATTAACATACATTTGTGACCCAACTTTCTCGGATGTAGATGGTCCTTGCTCATCTGATGGTATTCGTCAAGTTTGCGCTCCTCGTAATGCTCTACCCGAAACAACTTTATATGTACCATTACAGTTCTGGTATTGCCGTAATCCCGGCTTAGCTCTACCTTTAATTGCTTTACAATACCACGAAGTAAAAATCAATTTAGACATTCGCAATATTGAAGAATGCTTATGGGCTGTCAATAGTATTGAAGGCAGTGGTTCAAAAGTTAATGAAGCATACAAACAATCGCTAGCTGCTGCGTCTTTATTTGTTGACTACATTTTCTTAGATACTGATGAGCGTAGACGCATGGCTCAAAATCCTCACGAATACTTAATTGAGCAATTACAGTTCACAGGTGATGAGTCGGTTGGTTCATCGTCAAACAAAATTAAATTAAATTTAAATCATCCTTGCAAAGAATTAATCTGGGTTGTTCAACCAGATGCAAATGTTGACTATTGTTCTTCAATTGCTCCATCTTCTGATCTAAATAGATTGTTAGGAGCCCAGCCATTTAACTATACAGATGCGTTTGATGCTTTACCAAATGCGGTTCATGCTTTCGGTGGTAAAAATGCCGTTGGTTCAACACCTGGAGCCAGTGGTTTTATTAATCCAAGTGGAATGTTCCAAGATCCATTTGCGAATGATGTTACTGTAAGTGGTACTGAAACAACTGATGCTTGGCGTGGTACTAGCAATATTGCGGATTCTGGTGTTTCGGATGCTGGAACCTTCGTTCTAGCCGAAACTGCTTTAGACATGCACTGCTGGGGTGAAAACCCAGTTGTTGTTGCCAAATTACAATTAAATGGCCAAGACAGATTTTCGGAACGTGAAGGCACATATTTTGACTTAGTTCAACCTTTCCAGCATCACACACGAGCACCAGACACAGGTATTAATGTTTATTCGTTTGCTCTAAGACCCGAAGAACATCAACCATCGGGCACATGCAATTTCTCGCGAATTGACAATGCCACTTTACAGTTAGTTTTATCTAACGCCACTGTATCTGGTGTAAGCACTGCTAAAGTTCGCGTTTATGCTGTTAACTACAATGTTCTCCGTATTATGTCAGGTATGGGTGGTTTAGCTTACTCGAATTAAATAATTTGATTATTCATTTTCAATTAAAGTTTTATTTTATTAAAACAAAACTTTAATGCTATTATATAATATTTTTTTAAATATATATAAAGTTAAAAAGTCCTAGATATATATATATATAATGTTTCATTCACAATGTAATCAAGATAGGTTTCTAGAAACTAATATATTTAAAGGTTATAAAAATGGATTTTATGTAGACGTAGGTGCTCATGATGGAATATCTCTTAATAATACATTATTTTTTGAAAAAAATAATAACTGGCGTGGAATTAACATTGAACCTATTAAAAAAGTATTTGAAAAATTGGTACTTAATAGACCAAATAATATTAATTTAAATTGTGCAATTTGTAATAATGATGGAGAAACTGAATTTTTGTGTAATACAGGTTATACCGAAATGCTTTCAGGAATTAAAGACAATTTTGATAAGAGACATTTAATGCGATTACAAAGTGAAAATATAGAATCTAAGTCAACAACAGAAATAATTAAAGTACAAACTAAAAAATTAGAAACTATACTACATGAAAATAATATATCACATGTAAACTATTTATCAATTGATGTTGAAGGTGCTGAATTTGAAGTAATTAAATCAATTAATTTTGATAAAGTATTTATAGATGTTATTGGATTTGAAAATAATTATGATGATGTAAGTGTTCCTATTGTAGAATATTTGCAAAATAAAGGCTTCATATTTATTAATAAATCATGTGATATTTTTATGATAAATAAAATGTCTAGTTTTTTATAAATAAAATATTTATTCATTTATTGTAACAATTGGTGATTGAAATATTAAAAGGTGTAAAGTAAAACTCTAATACTATATTATATAATATTTTTTTATTATATATTTTTAAATATATAAGCAGAATTTATGAAAACATCTTTAGTTGTTAATAGTTTTTATATTACATATATTTTTTTAATTACTACATCGGTAATTACATTTATTGAAGCATTACGAAGTCCAATCCCGCAAGTACGTCATATTTTGAATTTAGAAACATGTATTTCGGTTATTGCTAGTTATTTTTATGGACTATTTATTGCCGAAATAGATAAAGCAAAAAAAGACGAATCTATAAAAGATGAAAATCGTGATTCTGTTGATAATATTCCTTTAGAAAAAATTAATAATATGCGTTACTCTGATTGGATAATTACTACTCCTTTTATGTTATTGGCTCTTTCAATGTTATTAGGATATGAAAATAAAATACTAGTAAGATTTAAACCATTTTTATTAGTTTTATTTTTTAATCTTTTAATGTTAGGATTTGGATATAGTGGAGAAATAGGTTTATTAAATAGAAATTTAGCAAGTTTTATGGGTTTTATATTCTTATTTTTTACATTTGGCACAATTTGGAAACTTTTTATGACAGGTGTGAAAGCAACATACCAATCTAAATTAATATTTTGGTTGTATTTAGGATTATGGTCTTTATATGGTGTATTTTATCACACAAATGAAGCAACTAAAATGATAGGATATAACATTTTAGACTTGACTGCCAAAGCATTTGTTGGAATTTTCTTTTGGTTATATTTAACAAAATCTGTAGTATTTTAATGTATTATTTTTATATAAATGAGCGACATTTCAAATATTATGATAAAAAAAGAAGATTGCAAGAGAGAAAGAAAGCATAACGCAGTGAAATTACCAGAAAATATAGAACAATGTGACCTACCTATATATGTTAATTATTATAAAGAGTGCTATGACCAAAAAAATAAATGCTTTAGAGAATATTTTAAAATAGAAAAACATCCTCACAACATAAATAATAAATTATATGTATCATCAAAATCAAATAAAATAAATATATTAGAAAAATTAGAAGAAATTAAAAAAATGTTATTAATTATTGAAGAAGAATATGAAATAAATAAGAAAAATAATGAAGAACTTGTAAAAAGTGATAAAGAACTTGTAAAAAGTGATATAGAAGTTAGCTATATTTCACAGAACAAAAAAATTTCAATTGTCTTACCAAAATATGTTACTATTAGAAAGCACGAAACAAATGCTACTAAATATTATTTAATATATGACAAAAAGTCAGGAACTAAAAGAAATACATTAAAAGCATTATGTTCAAATTCAACATTATTAAATACAAATTTAGAATTATTTATTAAAAAAATAGAAGAAAAATTTGCTACATAATACAATATAGAAAATATATAAATATATTACTATTATTTTTGTAATGTTTTTAAAATTAAAAACAAAAAATTATAAATTCAAATTATTACTATTAAATGATGATATAATATACTTAGTCAATAATTTAACAAAAATAAAATGTCATGTTTGCAATAAAAAATATAAACTACAGCATGATTTTTATAAGAAACAAAGTAAATTTTATTATTGCTCTAAAAATTGTTACCATTTTATTTAATTAAAATGGGTATTTTGCTTCTATTAACCATTGGCAACAGTTAGTATCTAAAATTCTTGTATTATTAAAATGTTTTTTTAATAATTCAACAATATTTACACTATAAGGACTAGGTGGATCATACTTATATATTTGATCAACAATACCTATATACACTAAACCATCTGGATTTAGAAGTTCTTTGATTTTATTCATTACATTAGTATATTGTAAATAAGGCATATTCCATAAAAAGCATGTAATTACATCAAATTTATTAGAATTGTCCATTGTTAATAAATCTTGCTTTAAAAGTGTAATTTTTTTATTAACCCACATCTCATCAAAGCGTGAAGAATCTATATCAATACCTACTACACTTGATGCACCAACTCTTACTAAATTTTCACAATTTGCTCCATTTCTTGTTCCAATATCTAAGCAGTTTTTATTAATAAAATTACAGCAATTTTTCAATAATTGAGTATAAACCTCACGAGCATAATAATCATTAATCATTTTTTATAAAAAAAATATTTTAAAATTTATATTATCAATTTTTTAGTATTTTGAGTTATGCTTTATGATTTATGCTTCAAAACAAACTATTATAATAAATTTCACTTATTACTTCAATTAATTTGCTTGCTAATTTGTCTTCATCAATATCAAAGAAGCATTGTATTTTATCAAGGATTAATGAGGATTCATCGTGTGGCCATAGTTCCCTATCTCCCGGTTCACGCAATAGTGTATTATATACATAAGTTATTACAGGAATGTCTTCACAAGTTATGTTAACTTTCTGTATATATTCAATATAATCTTGAACAAATGGTAAATCTATAGCAAATGTTGTATCAGTAAATGTTTGAGGTTCTTTAGCCAGTCTATATTTCAAATATTCAATTATTAAAATTTTATTAGCATAAGCATCACAAATAGTTCGCGCACATATGTTTTTAAATTTATTTTCTATAAATGCTCCTATCAATAATTCAATATTAAGATGCGGTTCATAATTAGTTTTTTCAATTAGCATTTGTTGCTTTAGCATTTTATAGTAAATATTGATTAACAATTTTTAATAATTAGTAATCAATTTTTTTTAACGTAATAAATTTTTATTTAAAAATATTCAAAAAAATATAAAAAATACAAAAAATATTAAAACAAACAAAAAAAAATTGATTTAATATTATTTTAACATTAACAGTAATATTATAATTATATTATGGCATCATTTACTCAAGAAGTTGTTGCGATTATTGATCGTTCCGGTTCTATGTGTGGTAAAGAGCAAGATACTATTGGTGGAGTAAACTCTTCACTTGAAATTATTAAGCAAGATTTAAAACCGCATGAGCAAGTAAATGTATCTATTAAATTATTTGATCATGAAGAAAAATTGTTAATTAACTCATTAAATATTACACAGGTTAGACCAATCGAACTAAGACAATTTGTTCCACGAGGGCAAACAGCATTATATGATGCTATAGGTTCAACTCTTAAATATTTTATGGAGAAAAAACTCCATAATCCAGCATTCTATGACAAATGTTTAATTTATGTTGCTACAGATGGTTGTGAAAATTGTAGTAAAAAATTCAATGCAAAGTCTCTTAAAAAACTTATTACAAGTGCACAAGCATCATATAACATTGAACTTGTTTATTTAGGTGCCAATCAAGATGCTATTTTTGAGGCATCCAAAATTGGTATTTTACCAACTCATGCTATTAATTATAGTGAAACACAAGAAGAATGTATGTCAGCATATAGGTCTGTTGGAAATGTTGTAAATAGGCAAAAAAGTAGTATTGAAACTGCTTTTACACAAGTTGAACGCAGTGAATCTTATAATGTTACCACACCGCCACCAACTGCTCGTAATCTTGATAATGGACCGCCTCCTCTAAGGCGTCAACAAAGTATTAGACCTTATGATATTTAATATTAAAGTAAATACTAATTATTATTGATTTATAGATTTATATAAAAATAAAATAATATTTTTTTATATAATATTTCATAAAAATATTTTATAAAATGAAAGATGTTTGTATTTACATTGGGTGGGGTTCGAACCCACGAGGCCGAAGCCATGCGAACTTGAGTCGCACCCCTTAGACCACTCGGGCACCAATGCTTAAAAATGAATAGATCTTAACAACCTATTAATTTAACTTGTAAAATAATCTTTATATTATTTTTTAAATAATATTTTTGTAAATAATATTTTTTGATTTTGTATTATACATATACAAAATTATTTCTTATATATTTATTAATATGATAAATCAAGGGAGCATAAAATATTGAACTTATACTTATTATATATATCTTAACTTGTTGTTGTTTTTTCATATACACATAAACATGTTCTAAATCAAATGTTCTATACGTTGCCCAATAACACCATAACAAATTAGTTGAACATCCTAGTAATGAATGATAATATGTAACATTTTTGGGTATATAAATGGTTACATATAAAGATGGTAAAATATGTAAAATTATATTTCCAATATAAAAAATAGGCAGTGGCAATTTTTTTCTAATAGCCATTCTTTTAAAACAAGTGTTATCAATAATATTTGCTCCATTAAATGTAAAAAAAATTAAATAATTCCAACAATAACTTATACTATATAAATAATCATAATTTACATAATCGCTATAAGGTTTAAAATAACATAAAATAAATAATAACGAATTAATATGTGTAAAACAAATAATATTCTCTCTAATCATATATTGCATCATTTGAGAAGAAATTAATATTTATTAATCTTAATAAATATTTAAATTATATTATTTTTAAAATAATAAAGTATTTCTTATATATTTATTAATATGAAAAATTAAAGGGAGATAAAATATTGAACTTATATTTATTATATATAACTTAATTTGTTGCTGTTTTTTCATATATACATAAACGTATTTAATATCAAATGTTCCAAATGTTGCCCAATAACACCATAATAAATTAGTTAAACATCCTACTAATGAATGATAATATGTAACATTTTTAGGTATATAAATACTTACATATAAAAATGGTAAATTATGTAAAATCATATTTCCAATATGAAAAATAGGTAGCGATATTCTTCTTCTAATAGCCATTCTTTTAAAACTAGTGTTATCCATAAAATATGCACCATTAAATGTATAAAAAATTATATGATTCCAACAATAACTTATACTATATAAGTTATCATAATTTATATAATTGCTATAAGGTTTAAAATAACATAAAGTAAATAATGCTAAGTTAATATTTGTAAAAGGAATAATATTCTCTCTAATAATAAACTCCATTATCAAAATAATAATTAATAATTAATAATTAAGAGTAATAAATATTTAAATTGTGATTACTAAATATTTAAATTTTATTAGTTGAGAATTTAAAATTCTTTTTTTATATATTATATAAAATGGTAACTAGGCAAGCACCATCAGAAAGTGCTAATAACTTTGCTTTAGGAACAAAGAAGCGAGGCAATGATGGTAATATGTGGGTCATAATACAAACTAAAAATAGTAAGCGGTGGTCTAAACTAAATGAAAACAAATTACAGAAAACAAAGAAAAAAAACATAATATACAAAATAATTAAAGGAAACAATAAAACAAAAACTAAAAAAAGCAAAAAATATGACATTTCAGTAGATAAATTAAGACAACTACTTAAAAAATATAATGTAACAACAAGTGGTTCAAAAGAAAAGATGGCTCAAGGTTTAGTTAGAGTAAGCAATTTTTTAATCGAAAGCAAGGATTTAGAATTAATTTATAATTTATTAGATAAAGCCCAACAAAAAAAAGCAACAAAACTCATACAAGATAGAATTAATAAACCAATCACTAATTATAGGGGAATGTATGAAATAAATAAAAAACCAATAAGTTCTATGACGCGTGAAGAGTTAATAAAGAATTTACAGAAATTTAGAAATAGTTGGGAAAAAATTACTACGCGAGATACAGATTTATCAGATGAACGTTTAAATGATGAACCAACTCACCAATTACGAAACTTAATTAAATTTTATTATAGCGACAGCGCAAAACTGTCAGCCGAAGATTGGTTACGCAAATAAGTTTAATATTTTAGCTTTTAATAAATTAAAATTGATTACATTATAAATTTTATTTTAAACAAATATTCATAAAAACATTATATAAATATTAATGGCACCTATTATTATATCATTTGATGGAAATATTGGTTCTGGAAAATCAAGCATTGTACGTTATTTTGAGAAAAATTTCGCAAAATATTGTGCTTCAAAAGGCAATACTTGTAAAATCTGCTTTTTACAAGAACCAGTTTCAATTTGGGAATCAATTGGAGATGCTAACGGAAAAAGTATTATTACGCACTTTTATGAAAATAATGAGCGCTATAGTTTTGCGTTTCAAGTAATGGCATATACTAGTCGTTTGTCTTTATTGAAGGAAGCACTAAAAGAAAATTACGATGTTATTATTAGTGAGCGCTCTGTTTATACAGACAAATTTGTATTTGCAAAAAGTCTATATGATTCTAAAAAAATGAGTCTTATTGAATATTTAATTTATTTAAATTTGTTTAAAGAGTTTCAAACTATTTTTCAAGATTTAAAAATAGTTTATATTAGAACTAAACCAGAAATTTGTGATTTGCGTGTAAAACAGCGGGGTCGCCTGGGGGAAACTATTCTGCTTGAATATTTGAAAGATTGTCATCATTATCATGATATATGGTTAAATAACCAAGAAGCAATTGAACAAGGGTTAGTATTAGTCATTGATGGAAATGAAGAAACAAATACAAGCCAATTTATTGACAATAATTTTTACGATGAAATAACACGAAAAGTGTATGATTTTATATTTACTTTATAATTATAAAATCGTAATCTTATATTTAGTATTTTATGATTTAGAATTTAAGATTTAGTATTTTGAATTTTTTTTTATAATATTTTAGTATATTATATATGCCATCACCATTAAGTTTATCAAATTTATCTAGCAGATTATCTAGAAGTCTATCTACATTACAAATCTTACCACGACGCACTACAAGTAATAAAAGTTTAAAAAATAGAAAGGCAACTAAAATTCAGTCAGTTGTTAGAGGACACGCTACGCGACGAAAATTAGAAACAAAAAAACTCGAAACACAAGCCGAGCATCTTTTTTGTAAAAGTAGAGCTACTAGAACACAGGCTGCAAAAGAACTCGATAAAATGGCTCGCGATGTTGATGAAGATAATATTAATACTATTGCCTATCATTTATGGCGCGACCTAAGCAACAAGGAACATGCAAAGTGGATAACCAAGGCAAAAAAAAAGTTGATGCAACGAGACAAAAGCGCAACAATTAAACCTGTACCTGAATAGTTAGTTCATTAATATTTAACATAAAATAAATAAAACTATAATATAGTAAAATATAATATAGTACTATATTATAAATGCCATCACCACGATCCTTAAGTAATAAAAGTTTTAAAAATAAAAAAGCTACTAAAATTCAAGCAGTTTTTAGAGGACGCAAAACGCGACGAAAATTGCAAGTCTTACAACAAGCAAAAATAAAAGATGAAGCTGAACGTCTCTTTGGCAAAGTTAATAAA